AAAAGGGAACGTTAGGCTGCACGGGTTAGCGCTGCCGTATGTGCCCGTCCCTGTATACGAGCCCGTGGCGATCTGGGCGCCGGGCGTCACCAGAGCAAGTATATCCGCAATAGTGCTGTACCCTGCCGCGCCGCCGCTAATATCCGTCAGTGGTATTTTGTCTCCTGTGGCCGGACTAACGGAGGCAAGAGTGTCGAGAAGCGTCTTGAGCGCCGCCGCGTCCGCCGTGCTCACTCCCCCGCTGCCGTTGAGCTTCGGGATGCCGCTCACGCTGCCGAACAGCGCCGTCTTGATTTTGGCCTTGAGATTTGCCCAGGTGGATTTTCTGTGCGCTGTGGCGGAAGCGTCATAAAATGGGATAACATCGGCGTCATCCAGCGTTGTTTCGGCGGTCAGCCCGTCCGTGGCCTGCTGAAAGTATGCCGGAAGGTGGCCGCTATCCGCGAGATTGCCGCTTGCGTCCAACCCGGCGAGGTTTCCCGCAGCCGCAGGCACTTTTTTTGCGGCCTTGTTCGGTACATCGGCAAGCGCGGCATTGAACGCGGTTTCCGTGCCGGAATAGCCCGCGGAAGCCGCCGCAGTATAGGCACTTGTTCCGGCCTCACCCTGCGGCCCCTGAATGCCCTGCGGCCCCTGCGGGCCAGCCGCGCCCTGCGGCCCCTGCGGCCCCTGGATGCCTTGCGGACCTTGTGCGCCTGTATCGCCTTTTTGGCCTTGCGGCCCGGTTGCTCCTGTCGGCCCCTGCGATCCCTGCGGCCCCTGCAGCGCGCCGATGTCCGCCCACGCGGATGTATCAACATTCCAAATATAGATTGTGTTGTCGGCGGTCGTGCCTACGGCGTAGGCGTCGCCCGCCGAGCCGGTGGGATGGGCGGTTTGCAAAGCGAGGAGCGTTGCATACAGGGCCTTTACAACAAAGTCGTTGCCGTTCGCGCCGTCGTCGCCTTTCTGTCCCTGCGCGCCCGTCGGGCCTGCGCCGCCCTGCGGGCCTTCCGCGCCGGTGGGTCCGGTCCCTCCCTGCGGCCCCTGAATGCCCTGCGGCCCCTGCGGGCCCTGGATGCCTTGGTCACCTTTAGGCCCCGCGGCTCCCTGCGGGCCCTGTACGCCCTGCGGCCCCTGCGGGCCCCGGATGTTATTGGCGGGCGGCGGGGTCTCGCTGTCGGTCAGCGTAAAGGTCAGATTCCCCAGACTGTCCAGCGACGGAACCCACGCCGCGCCCTTGTCACCCTTTGTGCCGGTGGCTCCCGTATCGCCTTTAGCGCCAGTTGCGCCGGTCGCGCCTGTATCGCCCTTGTCGCCCTTGATGCCGTTGACGATGGTGCAGGTGCCGTCGTCCGTCACGACGGAGTTGGCAAATTTCAGCCGGGACCGCTGCGGGAGGGCGTTTCCGTCCTTGTCATAGATAATATGGCCGCTGGACGCGATGGTCGTCCACGTCGAATTGTCGGCGGAAGTTTGCAGGGTGTTGTCCGCGCCCAGGCGGATATATTTGATGGCCGTCAGGTCGGCGGACCGCACGATGCTATCCACGCCTGCGGAGATCAGCGCGTCGATTAGGCCGTTCAGATCCACCTTCACGCATTCCCGGATCAGCCGGTCAAAAATTGCCTTGTTCTCCGCCGGGTCGCCCGTCAGCTTGTCCGGCGCCGCCGATACGCCTTTCGCGGTGACGTCGCTGTCCAGAATTTTATAATCAGAAAGTGCCATAGTCTCACCTCTTGGCAAAATTGCCGATGATGTAGTGCTTTGTGATTCCGTAGACGCCGAAGCCCTCGTTCACGGCGTCGTTTTTGATAATGATCTGCAGCCGCTTATACTTTTTTACCTTGGCCTGGAACAGAATCTCCTGTGGCCCGTCGTTTGCGTTGAAGGTAAAGCGGGAAAAGTCGATGTCCGCCCAGTCGAAGATATCCAGCGTCCCGTAATTGGCCTGGCGCGCGGAAACGTCCCTGTCGGTTCTGACCAGCACTTTGGCGCTGGATCGGGTATAGGGCTTCAGCGTCACGGCGCAGCCTTTTTTGATCATGGTCTTTTCCAGCGTGCCGTCCCCGTCGTCGTCGGCCTTGGTGGCCCACAGGGCGGTTATGGCCGCTCCGTCGTCGCTGTACCGGCTCATGGTCTCGATGTCGGTGTTGAACCTGCAGATTTTGCCGTCCGCCGTGCCGAAGTACAGGCTTTCCGTCTCCTTGTCCACAAGCCAGCAGTTCACGGGCACATTGTCCCAGTAGTAGCATTCGTAGACGTAATCGCCCAGACTTTCGCTGCGATAGGTCTTCTGCTGACGCCCGTCCAGCACATAGACGTGATTGTTCACGGCCAGCAGGTACATTCCCAGCCAGGCGATGCCCCGGGCGTTCTCCAGTCCGCTCTCTTTGACGAGCTGCCCGTCGATATAAAAGCTCCGGTTCTGGCAGATCCGCTCGTTGGTCACCACGTTGGTGGTCACGGCAAACACGCCGGTACCGCTCAAAAACAGCGGTTCGTCCAGCAGCTGCCCGAAGGATCTGCGGGAGATCGCGCCCACGCCGGCAATGGCCTGCTTCAGTGGAAAAACCGCCTGCCCGGCGCTGTCCGTGGCGGCGGAACGCACGAACACGGTGCTGTCCTGCCCGTTGTCGGCCTTCACAATGCCCAGGGAGTCGCCCAACCGGCAATAACCCATGATGGGTACGCCCTCAATCCCTACGTTGGAATAGCTCAGGTCTGGGATATACGTGGGGTCGTTCAAGCCGCTCGTCCAGTCAAGGTTTGGGAAATCCGGATTGCCGGAGAATACCAGTCTGTCCGAAGTCCCCACGCCGTAGGAAAAGAGGATTCGGCACTTGTTGATTTTGTCCGCGTAGCCGCCCACGGTCTTGGCAAACTTCACGGTCAGCCCGTCCGCCTTGCCGCTGGCCGGGGCCGCCGGCGTGGTGGTGAAGGTCACGGTGCCCGCCGTCCTGTCGGCGGTAAAGTCGGTTCCCTCGGCCTTTTCCACACCCCACACCCAGGCGGTCATGGAGTCCGCGTCCAGCTCCGTGGCGTCCAGCTGGAAGGTTTTTGCCGTGCCGTCGGTCTGAAAGCTGTTTTTCCGCCACTTTCCGATCAGATTCAGGCTCTCATAGTTGGTGCCGCCCCCGGTGGGCTCCCGGGTGATGATGGTGGTGGGCGCGTAGGCGTCGTCCGACACCTTGGCCGCCGTCGTCCCGTTGCAGACGATGTACTCCCCGCCGGTCAGAATCCACACCTTGCCGCCGAAAAACACGCCGGTGCTCTCTCCGTTGGTCAGTCCGGTCATGAGTAAGACAGGGGTGCCGCTCTCCGCCCATTGATACAGCTTGGTTCCCACATGGGCAAAATACTTCTTTACCCCGGAGAACGTGCCCAGAAAAAGGCCGTTTACCGGGTCCGCGGAAAGATCCTGCAGCGTGCGCCATCCCGGCCGCTTTTCCGGCCTGCCGCCCACGTCCGCGATCATGTTGGTAGCCATGGGGCTGCGGGATTTGGATACCAGAGAGGCGTCGGTGGTAAAGTCCACGCCCTTGAAGTCGCTGTATATCGTGGTCTTGATGGTCACGCCGGATTTTGCGCCCATTTAGCTCACCCCCTGAAAAATGTCTGCATGGATTTCATTTGCCCGCCGGGGATTCCGGCGTCCACGTTGGCCAGCGCCATCTGATACAGATTCAGCAGCGCGCCGTAGTCGATCACCAGATCCACAACCAGCTGCTGGGCCGCCACAAAAAAGCACATGGCCTGGCAGGCGTCCTCCCGGACCTCAAATTGGTAGGTTTCGGCGGTGGCCGCGTTTACGGTGGCCGGAAAGGCAAAGTATTCAACCTCCACGGTCTCCGTGTCCTCCGCCGGGATGATGATCTTTCCGGCCTTCCAGTCGAAACGGTTGTTTTTTACCCTGCCGCCGTACCAGACCCGGTAAACTCCCGCAAAGTCGCCCGGCATGGCATATTCCGTCTGCCCGCTCACCCGGGTGATGGCCGTTGTTTTCACAATGCGCTGGACGTTTGCCATCTGCTTCTGGGCAATGTCGAAAAAGTCCGCCATCTTTGCTTCAAGATCCGCGTCCCTGGTCACCGCCCCGCCGGAGGAGTATTCGTCCAGCAGCTCATAAACTTTTTTCTTTCCCTCCGCCAGCGTCATGGCTTAAGCCTCCAACACATACAGCAGCCGGATCTCTCCCGCCGCCGCGCCGATCACGGAAAGGACGTCGGCGGTCAGCACGAAGGGGAACACAGTGCCGGCCTTCACGCACATGGCGTCCGTTGTGGCGGTGCCGACGTTAAAATACACGTCCGCCGCGCCGGTGTTCTCCAGGATAAAGGCCCGATAAGCCGTTTTTACGGCGGTGGCCGCGGTGCCGACGGTCACCTTCTCGCTGCCCCTGATGTTGTTGATCATGGTGTTTTCCTCCTGTTATCCAAAAGGGGCGGGCTTTCCCGCCCCTTTTGGGGTTTATTGCTTTGATTACGCCGGGTCGGAGAAGATGATCTGCCGGCCGTCGCCGAAGCCCAGGCCGAAGTCGGCGTAGGCCACGAACTGCGCGATCAGGGGGTTGTCCAGGTCGTTGGACATGACCGTGGGCCGCTCGCCGTAGATGATCTTCACCATTTCCTTCATCAGGTCGCGGTCGCACACGGCCCACTGCTTCTTGGTAAAGCCGTCCTTGCCGCCGCCCATGACGATATAGGTCATGTCCGGCAGCGGGTTCGCGGCGTTGCTGTCGTCCGCCGGGTTCTTTGCGGGGCGCAGCTTGCCGTTAGGGCCGCAGATCTTGGCCGCCTCGGCCTCCAGTTCGGGGGACACCAGGAGGGTGTTCATCTCGCACAGGAAGGGCGAGCCGTCCGGGGTCACGAAGCGGTTGGCCGCCGCCTGCAGGTCGGTGATCGCGCCCACAGAAAGGGCGTTGTTCACCAGGTTCGCGTAGGTGCCGCTCTCCGGGTCCGCCACATACTTGCGGCCCTCGCTGTAAAGGGATGCCACCGGGTGGGCCTTAGAGGCCCAGGGCAGGCCGTCTCCGCCGGGATAGCTGGGGTTAAAGGCCCGGGCGAACAGCCGCAGCGCGTAGACATACACGGTCATGCTGGCGCTCTGGCCCAGCTTCTGACCGGCACGGCGGGTGGAGCCGAACTTGTCAAGGCGGGCTTCCTTGCGTCCCACCTTGGCGGTCTTCTCAAACTCGCCGGTCACGATCACGGTCTTGAAGCCCCTGCGCTGGGTGGCCTCGTTGAGATTGGTGCCGTCGTAGGCGTCCATCTCGCCATAGCCCTCGGTGCTGGTCAGTTCATAGGTGGCGTTGTTGGAACTGTCCTCGCCGAGAATAGGCAGCAGGCGGTTCAGCCGGTTTGCATAGGCGATGTCAAAGGACTTGCCGACAAATTTTTCAAGGTCGGCTTTCCATTCGTTTGTGGTTGCCATGTTCTTACCTCCTTAGTTCAGGGCGTGGGTCTTGGCCATCATCACGATGTCCGTACCCTCGCGTCCCACGACCTCCAGCGCCAGCGCGGCGGTGGCTGTCAGCACCAGCGTGGCGATATTGGCGTCCAGATTGCCCTTGGCGAAGCCGAAGGGCGGGAAAATCGCGTACTTGTCGCCTGCCGCGGCCGTCGCGCCGGCGCCCACGGTGAAGGTGGACACGGTGCCCGTGGCGTTGTAGGCATAGTCGGTAATGCGCTTCATGGTGCCCACGGCATCGGTGTTGGTGCTGTCCGCAGCCTTTTCCACCAGCATGAGCCAGCCGCCGTTGAAGTCGTCGGCGGAGAACGCCGCCAGCGTGGTCATGGTCACGGTGGTGGCCGTGCCGCCGGTTGCCGCCATGATGGGGGCCGCGCAGCGGAACAGGGTCTTGGGGTTGTCGTACACAAGGATTCTTGTGCCGTTGGCCCTGGGATTCAGCACATCCGCCGTGCCGGGGTGCGCCTCCGCAGCCATGCCCAGGATTGCGCCGGTCTGCGCGGCGACGGCCGGCACCACCAGCCCTTCCGTGACACACACCACCTGCCCCGGTTTTACCGCGGTGGCGGCGGCGATGTCGTATTCACGGGAGGCGACGATGGGGCCGCCGTCCAGATTTTGATAAACTCTCATGATTTCCTCCAATCGTTGTCCCCCTTGTCAAAAGGGGCTGTGGCTTACCGCTTCTTGAATTCCGCCGCGGTCATTTTCTCGTTAGGGTACCGGGCGTTCCATTCATTCAGCTCTTTCTGCTCCGCTGCCGTCAGTACGGAATCCCGGGAAGATCCCCCGGCCCCGGTGGACCGCTCGTCCTTGCTGGCCTGTTTGGCCAGCGCGGCGGCCTCCGTGTCGTTGGTAAATTCCCTGAAATCCTCATACAGAGTAGCCAGCGGTTCCTGATACAGTCTTGAACCGGCAAATTTTTTGAACTTCGGGTTGGCCTCCAGCTTCCCGGCGTCCACGTCGGGATACTTTGCGATAAAGGCGCCCAGATCTTTTTCAAGCCATTCCTGGCGCTTCTGAGCCTTCTTCTCGCTTTCGGCCTGCCCTGCCTCTTTCTCGCGGAGCTGCTTGAGGAATTTTTTGTCCTCCTCATCCTGTTCCAGCTCCTCCACGGGGCGGTTTTCCTTCTGTGCCTTCCCTTTCAGTTTGTCCTGGCGGTAGCGCTTGCCGTACTCCATAAACTCCTCAAAGCTGGCAAAGGGCTTGCCCGTGTAGGGATTTGGGACGCCCATCCCGGCGATTGTCTCGTCGTACTGCTTTTTCAGGCGAGCTTCAGCCTCCTGTTCGCCGGAATGCCTGGCGGCCTTCATCGCCGCGTTGTGCTGGTGATCCGCTCCCTGCCGGGCGGCGGCCCCGGCTTCTTCCCCGCCTTCGCCTTCGTCGTCCAGATCATCATCCTGACGGCCCACGGCGCCGTCCTGTCCGTCGGCCCCCTCAAGGGTCGGATTTTCAAGGTCAAATTCGTCCATGCTCAAGATTCCTCCTTGCTGATGTCCGTCACAGCTCACGAATTGCCGTTTCCCGGCTCTCTGAACTCATGGTAGCGTCTCTGCCCCCCTCGTTATCATCAAAAAGCGGGAGACTTTTTCAGCCTCCCGCTCCTTTATTTCCGCACTTCACGCTCGATCACTTTTTCATACTCCGGGCATCGCTTGTTCCGGCAGGCGTATTTTTCCACAAAGCCCTTTTCAAACTCCTCCCGGGAGATCAGCCGCATTTCCAGCTTGCATTTGGGACACAGCATTTTCGTTACCTCCTCCCTGCGCCAGGGCGCTGGCACTGATCAGCTCTGTCACCATCTGCAAAAGCTGCGGATTCCCCGCCAGCGCGTCGGTGACCTCCTTCGGCACGGCCGGCGCGAACAGGCTCTCCCAGAACTCCGTGATCTCGCCCTTCTGGGGGATATCCAGCACGTCCAGCTCCGCCTCCAGCAGCTTATAGTTGACCTGGCTGACGTTGGACGACGCCAGTTTTTCCAGCACCTGGGCCGTGGCCTGCTTGCCCCTCACCACGCCGTCCCCGGCGTTGACGGTCACGTCCACCCTGGGATAATATGTCCAGGCCTCCCGCACGGTCTCCCCGGTCTCGTCGTCCGTCACCGGCGGGAACTGAGACGCAAATTGACTGGAATTGTACTTGATCTGCGTGGGCTTGTCGTGGTCGTCCTTTGCGCCGATAAACAGCATCCGGTCGGCGTCGTAAAACTCCAGACACAGCCAGTCGATCAGCTCGAACAGCCGCTCAAAACCCAAAAGGCGGTCTTTTTTCTTGATCTCCGCCTGACTGTCGGCGTCGTCCCGCAGCATGGCAAGGCCCGAGGCCGTGGTCTGCCGGGAAGTCTCCTTGCCCATGTTGGTGTCGTAGTTGCGGTTGGTCCGCTGGATCTGCTCGCTGATGAAATTTGTCAGCTGGATGCCGGCCGCTCCGCTCTGGAAGCCGCCCAGCCGCTTCACGGCATTGGCCCTCCCCGATTTCATCACCCACACCGCCCCCGGCTCGGATACGGGGCTGCCGCCCTCCGCAAAGGAATTTTCTTCCGCCACAATGATGTCGTTGCACATCATGGCGTCGTTGATCAGGGCGTTGCCCAGCTTCCGGTCTCCGGCGTCGATCATGTCCTTGATGGCGAACAGCTCGGACTTGTTGAAAAAGCTGTTCTCATCCCGGATGCGCCAGTAATGGACGAAGGGGAAAAGCTGGCACTGTTTACCCGTGTTCACCCAGTATTGGGGAATGTTCTTGATCTCCTTCCCCCCGGCCAGCACGGAGCAGGCCACGGCGCCCGCCGGCACGGTCGTCCGGCTCTTGGCGTCGTAATAGTCCTCCGGCTGCCTGTACCAGCATTCCATCACGGGGATACAATCCCTGTAGGTCTCCTTGTTGCTGTACAGCTCGAACAGCGTGGGCAGATATTTCTCCCCAGAATTCATCAGCTCGTTGACGTTGGTGCCCAGCTTTTTCAGCTCCGCGGCGAAGGTCTGGGCGAATTTTACCTTGTGCAGCGCGTAGACGTGGACGACAAACTGTCCGGTCTGAATGTCCCCGCCCTCGCAGGAGGGGTCCGGATAGACGTTTTCCACGGGGATATCCTTTACCCGGATGTCTCCCTCGTTCAGCCCGCAGCGCATGTCTCTGTCCCAATAGGCTTTCCAATAGGCGTCCCCCAGCTTCACCAGCCTGCGCTCGTTTGCGGTGTTGCTGTCGCTCACCCGGTTGTTTTCCAACACATAGCGCACGGCAAACTCCCGCCTTTTGGCCTTTTCGCTGTCCTCGTCCCCCGATCTGCCCCGGAATTCCGGCTCCGGCACGTTGGGGGAAACCTGGCTCTCCACCTGCATATAGCAGTCCGGAAGTACCGGCGGAACAAAGGGGATGCCGTGCTCGTCGCAATAGTCCTTCATTTCGCTGGTGGCGTCGTGGATGAAGTTGTAATAGTCGTTATAGGTCTTCCAGTCGTTCTCCGCTTCGCACCGCCAGTTTTTTGCCGCCGTGAACAGGTCGGCCGCGGTCTTTTCCCGGGCCTCCGCGGTGGAAAAATCGTAGCCCTCGATCGCGGCTTCCTTTTTTGAAAAAATACTCATATGCGCCTCCAATTCTTGTTGTTCCTGAACTGATCCTTCAGTCTCGGCTTCGGATTCTCCGCCTCCTCTAGCGGAGTCACCCGCTGCTGCTTGCGGATCTCATGCGCGATGGCCAGCGCCATCACCAGATCGTCGTGCTCTCCCTGGACGGCCTCCGGGCGCCCCGCATCAGAGCGGATAAAAGTCAGCATCTCCCCCAGCGTGTCCCGGTCGATAAAGCTTTCCGGGTGATCGTGGAAGGCGTCCTTCAGCCCGCTGATAATCACGGGCCGGG